GGCAATCTTCTCCTACAGAAGGAGTTCATCGAGGACCCTATTACAAAACGAAGAAAGAAGAACCGCGGAGAACTGCCGCAGTATTTCGTGGAGAATACCCATGAGCCGATCATGGATATGGAAACATTCCAGTATGTGCAGGACGAGATTGCAAGGCGAAAGGAATTGGGTGCTTTGGCAAACAAGAGCCTGAACACCTGCTGTTTTACAGGGAAAATCAAATGTTCCTCCTGCGGTGTAAGCTATATGCACAACAAACGCACCGACCGAGGAAGCGTTCTGGAGTTCTGGTGCTGTGGGTCGAGAAAGAAAAAAGGCGGAAGGTGCGAGGTTGGCGGCAGCATTAACCATGAGAAGCTAAAACAAGCCTGCACCGAAGTCCTCAGACTTACGGAATTTAACGAGGATGCTTTTCTTGAGCAGGTGGATGTGATATATGTTCCAAAACGCTATGTGCTGGAATTTCACATGACTGACGGCAGGGTTATCACAAAGGACTGCCCCAACACAGGACACAAGGACTGCTGGACGGCAGAGTATCGTGCCAAGACCTCGGAAAAGCGAAAAAAGAATGGCACAAACTGCATAGGAGCTTCCGGCTTTACCGGGAAACTCAAATGTAGGAACTGCGGATGCAATTTCAGAAAAGCCACCCAGCCATCAGCCACGGCAAAGGACGGAAAAGCCTATTACTGGCGATGTGCAGACCACGGAAAAGGCTGTAAGACCATAGGCCTGCGTGAGGATGTGCTGAAACCGCTCTTTGCAGATGCCCTTGGAATGGCAGAGTTCGATGATGCCCTTTTCCGAAAAAAGGTGGATTTTGTTTGGGTGATGTCGAAGACGGAGCTGGAGATGCACTTGTCGGACGGCAGTGTACAAACACTGCTTTATGAGCCGCCAAAAAGAAAAGGTCTGCCAAGGACGGAAGAACAGAAAGAGCATATGCGAAAGGTCATGCAGAGCAAATGGACCCCGGAGCGAAAAGCTGAGATGAGTGAACGCATGAAGCAGATGAGAAAGGAGCGTGGAGAGAATTGGCGAAAAGAAAAGTAACTGCAATCCCTGCAACTATAAATAAATTCACTGCCGCTCCTGTGAACAGCAGGCAGAAACGCAGAGTTGCAGGCTATGCCCGTGTCAGCACCGACCATGAGGATCAGGTCACAAGTTATGCGGCACAGGTGGATTATTACACGAATTACATCCAAGGCAGAGAAGATTGGGAGTATGTCGGGATATACACGGACGAGGGCATTTCAGCTACCAATACCAAAAAGCGTGACGGTTTCAACCGCATGGTGGCAGATGCCTTGGCTGGGAAGATAGACCTTATCATTACCAAGTCGGTCAGCCGTTTTGCACGAAACACGGTGGATTCCCTTACCACCATCCGAAAGCTGAAGGAACACAACGTGGAGTGCTATTTTGAAAAGGAAAACATCTGGACATTTGACAGCAAGGGAGAGCTGCTCCTTACCATTATGAGTTCGCTGGCACAGGAAGAAAGCCGCTCCATTTCGGAGAATGTCACATGGGGACACAGAAAGCGATTCGCTGACGGCAAGGTCAGCTTCGCCTACTCCCGTGTGCTTGGTCTTGAGAAGGGACCTGACGGAAACATCGTGGTCAACCAAGAACAGGCGGAAATCGTGAAGCTGATATTCAGGCGATTCCTTGAGGGCATGACACCCCACAGTATTGCGGCGGAACTGACCGATATGGGAATCAAGTCTCCCGGCGGCAAGGACAAATGGAACTCTGCCACGGTACGCAGGATGCTTTCCAATGAAAAGTACAAAGGCGATGCCCTGCTCCAGAAGGAGTTCACGGTGGATTACCTTCAGAAAAAGACAAAAAGGAATGAGGGCGAAGTTCCCCAGTATTATGTGGAAGGCAACCATGAAGCCATCATTGAGCCGAGTGTATTCGACTTGGTGCAGACCGAACTTGCCAAACGCTCCAAGAAAAGCGAAGCAAGGTACAGCGGTGTCAGTATCTTCTCCAACAAGATAAAATGTGCAGAGTGCGGGAGCTGGTACGGCTCCAAGGTCTGGCATTCCAATGACAAGTACCGCAGAGTGATTTACCGCTGCAACCACAAATTCGATGGAAACAGGAAATGTGAGACCCCTCATGTGACAGAGGAAGAAATCATCGCCGCTTTCATAAAGGCAATGAACACAGTCATAACCGAGCGTGAGGAAATTATCGGAAATATCAAGCTGATAAGGCAGACAATATGTGACACCGCAGGTCTTACGGAGGAACAGGACAAACTACGCAGTGAGATGGAGATTGTGGTGGAACTGACCCAAAGCTGTGTGGCGGAGAATGCTCGAACCGCACAGAACCAAGAGGAATATCAGAAACGCTATGACGGCTTGGTGGAGCGATACGAAAAAGTCAAATCAAGGTACGATTCCGTTGCGGAAGCCATTGAGGAAAAGCAAGCACATTATGAGAAGCTGGGCATTTTCATTCAGACCCTTGAGGAGCATGGAGAGCCAATCACAGAATTTGATGCCGGGATGTGGGGCAGCATGGTGGAATTCATCACGGTGGACAAGAATAAAAATATGACCGTCACATTTAAGGACGGGTCGGAGATAGCAGTATAACAGCGGTCAGAGATACACGGACACCTTGCAGAGATGCAGGGTGTTTTTCTCTTTTCGGATATTTTGTAAACAGCGTGCCTGATGGATTGTAAAACAGGAAGGAATGTGATATAATAAATTATCTTATTTGTGAAAGATATTAACGCACTTCTGAGAGGTGGATAGAACTATGATTAAAAACAATATTGAATTGGATGTAAAAATAAAGTGCATAGAGAGCGGTATCACACAGGCACAGTTAGCAGAGAAAGTCGGCACCTCAAGTCCATATGTGAATCGCATCATTAAAAAGCAAGACGGTGTGGTCAATAAGACATTTGTGCAGATGTTAGAAGCACTGGGGTATGATATAGAATTGACCTATGTCAAAAGAGATAAAAACTCGGAGGGTAAAATAAATGGCTAATGAATTACAACCCTTATCATTATTATTCCAAAACAGGCTGTTCAGAATACCCGATTATCAGCGTGGATATGCTTGGCAACAGTCACAGTTAGTGGATTTTTGGGATGATCTAATTAATTTACAGGAAGGAAGATATCACTACACAGGGCTTCTTTCATCGAAAGTACTTAAAAGTGCTGAAACCAAAAGTTGGGGCAGCGATTTGTGGATGGTGGACAAAGGCTTTAAACCTTGTCATATCGTAGATGGTCAGCAAAGATTGACTACATTTATTATTCTTCTGAATGAAATTGTCGAGTTTGCACGTTCACTGGACTGTAATTCCGGCAAGACAGATGATGAAATAGTGCTTGGATATGATACATTAAAAGATGTGGTTGCAAAATATATCTGCCAGCGCAGGCCACCAAATAATCAGATTACTACTTATCTTTTTGGTTATGAAGTTGATAACCCAAGTGCGGATTATCTTAGATATCGAATTTTTAATGAGCCGTTTTCTGGGACTGTAAATGAAACATATTATACAAAGAATTTGAAGTTTGCAAAATCCTTTTTCCGTGAAAATATAGTGGCACTGTACGATGCAGAGGGTGTGGAAGGATTGAGCAATCTGTATTTGAAATTAACGCTGCGGCTAATGTTCAATATACATGAGATAGCAGATGATTATGATGTATTTGTGGCATTTGAAACCATGAACAACCGTGGAAAGAGACTAACGAATTTGGAACTGCTCAAGAACAGGCTGATTTATCTGACAACACTGTATTCCGATGGTAAATTTGATGAGTTAGATAAAAGCAATCTTAGAGGACAGATAAACGATGCATGGAAAGAGGTATACTATCAGCTGGGAAGAAATGAAAAAACACCATTGTCAGATGATGAATTTTTGAGAGCACATTGGATTAGCTATTTTGCGTATTCCCGTAGAAAGGGCGATGATTACATTCATTTCCTGTTAAACAAGTTCTCTGCAAAAAATATATTTGAAAAGAAAACAGTTGTAATAGGAGAAACTGCGGAAGAAGTGGAAACTGTAGATTATGATACAGAAGATGCATCCAATGAACCGATGGAGCAGGAAGTTCTTGAAGTATCAAAACTTGAACCCGCAGAAATATCTGCTTATGTCAATAGTTTGAAAGATACTGCAAAATACTGGTATGACACATTTTTTCCTATGCAGAGTGAGAATTTGTCAAAAGAGGAAAAGCTGTGGGTAGACAGACTGAATCGTATCGGTATCGGTTACTTTAGACCGTTGGTTATGGTAATCATCAGTCGCAGAGATGTGGCAGCAGAACAGCGAATTGATGCGTTTATGGCAATGGAAAGATTCATCTTTATTTGTTTCAGACTTGGGTACTTTAATGCCACATTTAGAAGCAGTGAATACTATCGTGCGGCCAGAAGCATCTATTTGAAACAGATGGAAATCGGTGATCTGGTTGATGATATTACGGAAACCTCAAATGCCAATATTGAATATGCAATTCCAAACTTTGTAACTAAAATTGAGAAACACTTTGATAGTATGGGTGGTTTTTATTACTGGAATTCCATAAAATATTTTCTGTATGAGTATGAACTTAATCTTGCACAGAAAAATAATCTTGATAAGGTGAGCTGGGAGATGTTCACAAAAACCGAAAAGGATAAAATATCTATTGAACATATACTTCCCCAGACTCCAACCAAGTATTATTGGAGAAATCAGTTCAGACAATTTGATGATGAAGAAATCGAACTACTTTCATGCGCTTTAGGAAATTTACTACCATTATCACAAAGTATTAACTCATCATTACAGAATGACAGTTTTGATGATAAAAAGACATCAAAATCTTCTGGAAGACGAGGGTATCAAAACAGATCTCATTCAGAAATAGAGGTGTCGAAAGAAGCAGATTGGTCTGCTGATAGAATCTATCAACGAAGCAAAGCACTGTTAGGATTTATGGAAAATCGCTGGCAATTTAGTTTTACCACTGAACAGTTAAATAAATTAATTTATGTGACATTTGCTATTGATGGCAGAGAGATACCTAAGCCTATTGATGAAATGATAGATGATAAAGCAAATGAACCTGCATTCAAAAGCAGTCCGACAGTAGATACAAATCAAGAACTGGGTAATCAGCAGCTGATGTTTTGGACAAGATTCGTAGAATACTGTGAACAGGAAGGCCGTGCAGAAGATATGGCAAGCAGAAAGCCATATCCGCAGAACTGGTATGATATTCCTGTGATTGATGCCGATTTCCATATCTCTTTTACTGTGACCAGAGGAAAGTATTTGTCCTTATTGATTTATGCATACAATGGTGAGGCATTTTCACGTCTTGAAAGCAAGAAGGAAAAAATAGAGTCCGTGTTTGGAGATAAGTTGGATTGGTATTCAAGCAAACAGAACAGTGTGGCAAAGCGTATCATATATAAGAAGGAATGTGAAATCTTCAACCCGGCAAAACAGCAAGAATTATTTTCTTGGATGATTGATAAATATGATGAGTTGTGCAATGCACTTGTAGTCGTAGGAGAACTTGATGAGGACACATCTCCTGATAACAAATTTGATCCATTGAAAAAATATCTCAAAGAAATGAAGAAGAATGAAGTTACATTGTCCTTTTCCGATGTGGAGAAGATTATTGGAACAGAACTTTGTAAATCAGCTTATAACTATTCAGCTTACTGGCATCCTTCTCCAACACATACTTTGCCAAATACAATATTGGATGCAGGATATAAGATTGCTGCAGTAGATTTGTTGGCAAAGAGGATACAGCTTGAAAAACAATGATATGAGCAGGAGGTGGCAGCAGATGCCGACAATAACGAAAAAGCAATTAGAGGATTATGAGCAGCTTTGCCGTGACAGGAACAGTGGTCGTCTGCTGACCCCGGACGGACTGCGTTTTATCTGTGAAGCGTATCACTATGATGCAGAGAAAATCGGACAGCATTTCTTGGAGGAACTGCCAAGAATATGTTCGAAGAAGGAAAAATAAATCAGAATGGATAGAGGTGTACATTATGCGAAAATGTATAAGATGTGAAGTTGAAATGAAAGAAAACTATGATGTAAAAGTAGAAGGAGCGGCATATGGATTGAAAATAACGAAACCCGGAATCTTTAAAGGAAACCTTGGTAAAGTTCATTGTGCTGTTTGCCCTAATTGCGGATATATCGAATTTTATATTGATGATACAGATAAAATATCCGATTAAGGAAATTCCAGTATGCCACCGAAAGGAGGTCATGCCCATGAGTGCAGCAGTGGCTTTTGCACCCACAATCGTTAACAGGGGTGTGCATTTGCACCCATTATCGTTAAATAATGCACCCACTAAAGCTAAATTGTCCCCCAAAAAGTAGACAGTAAAAATGCACCCACCCTGCAATAAATGAAGCGCAGGTAACTGTT